TTAGCTTGGTCCTGGTAAAATTTTTCCAAGATATTTTCACCAGAAACTGGGTCTTTGATTGATTCCCAAACACCTAATGGTTCTTTTAAAAGAATCACGTTTTCTCGATTGATACCGAGATTTTTTTCTAAATTCTCGATAATAGTTGATTTTCCAGAACCAATATTTCCTTCAATAGAAATTATAAGCGGTTTTGTCGTCATTTTGAGACTTGTATAATACTTGATATGATTTTATATTTATTGTATAAAATCATTTCGGCGATTCAATTTTTTTGAATTCAAAAATATATTTTTACCAAATCATATCCGACGGAGTTTTTATTTACTGTCCCTCGCCAAGCAATTTTATTGGGGATTTTTCTCCACATATTCAATTTATTTATGCTTTGCGCAAAAGCCTGCCTTTCTATACTTAATTGTTCAATAGTCTCAGTTATTGGTCTATAATACCTAGTATGTATTTCGTGAAACATCATAGGAAATATCCATGATTTTGTTTTGAAATAAGTTATAATATAAGGTTTTATAAATATCTCTTTGTTTATGTAAACTCCTCGTGTTCTGATTGTTTTATTCTTATTATAAACGTTGTATTCTAACAAATATTCTTTTCCTTCAATTAGTTCATCATGTGTTATCTCGTTTTTTTCTAGCACTTTATTGACTTCACATTTATATGATTGCATGTTGTTTTTACAGTATATATTATGTTACAAAATGCAATAATCTCTATATTATTATTTTTGTTTCAATAAAATGAATATCAAAATCCATTCGTTAAATATCTACTTCCGAACGTTCTCGATGGTTTGTATTTTAATATATCGAGAACCTTGCGTGATGTTGGAAATTCATCAGCGCCATAAATATCTTGTAAAAGCATCCATTCAAATAATCCACCGGAATAAATAAATATAGATTTGAAACCTAATCCAAGAAGTTGGTCATATTTTATTTCTGCACTCTTATCGGTGGAATTTTTCCCATAAATAATTATTTTACGACTATTGATATCGTATTGATATAATAAATCATTTATAGTTTTTTCTTCCATATCAAAGGGTAATGTATATTTAATTAGACAATCTTGTTCTGTGGTAGAAAGAGTGTTTATAATTAAAAAATCTGTGGGGAATTTAATGGCAAATTGTAGGTCTTCGAATGATATTTTCTGATATGTTTTTTTGAATAAATTAGAGAACATGTTTATTATTTTTGTATAAGGGCAGGCTAATAATAATATGATTGTTGATTTTATGTATTTTAATATATAAAATACATAACAAATTATACCATGCGCAATTCATTATTCTTTGATATTCATGATGAAAGCTTAATGCCTATCGGTGGATAAATATTTTTATCCACGAATAGAGATTAAGTAAATTTTGGAGAACTATGGTTAATTCATTTTAGAAATATTTTTATTTTTTAAAAATAATCTTTCATTTATACTGGAATTCTTTTTTGATTTCTTTGTGACGGCAAAATTGGGTTTATTCTTTTTAGTTTTCTTATGTTTGCCATTTTTAATAACATAACGCTTAGTGTAATGTTTTCTGGGATTTCTTCTTGATTTTGTGGAGTTTTTATTGAATTTATTGAAACCACCGCTACTTGTTAATTCTGGCAATTTATTTACGATTTCATTAAATTTTCGTAATTCATTTTCAGGATTATTTGATGCAATTTTGTAACATTTTATAATTGAGATAATATTTTGGGTGAACTTTTCATCAGTAAGAAGGTCATTAGTAACAACGCCCTTGATATTATGAACCTTTGTAAAAAGGTTTGCTAAGGTTAGTCTATATGTTTGCAGATAATTACCATTATTATCTTTTACAAAATTGTTATAGTACGTAGTATCAGTTATATTAGCACTAATAGTATCAGTTATACCACTACCACTAGGTATATCATGAACTACCCATTTAGATTTCGCTTGTATAAAAGAACTAGCAAATATAATCAAACCGCTCTTCATCTCACTTGTTAAAACAATTTCATTATTACTTTTTGAAACCACGAGTTTTTTCGCGTTTTCGTTGCTAGTTTGAATAAATTCTTTTGGTAAATAAGTAAAATTATTTATTTCAAAAAATAGTTTTGTATAATATTTCATAAATATTGATTTAATAACATCATCATCGTCTGACTCCATTATTGGTGTGTTAAATAATGGTAACTTAGACACAAACCTATCAAAAATTTTTGATAAAGTATCCTCTGTTAAAGGTAAATTTAAAAAGTTGTCTGGAAGACAAATAAATTTAAATAAATCAGATTCTTCGTCTTTAAAAACAGTTAATATATTATCATATATCTTATTATTAACGTTTTCATCTATTTTTTTCAAATCGTTAAAAACAGGAGCGGTGTCATTCTGAATATCTTTCATAAAATTAATATAAGAATCACATGTATCAATTTTTTCTTTTTCATTTAATAAAAAATTATGTAAATATGGATTCTTGTGATAATTTTTGAAGACGAATAATATTTTTGAGTTTAAATCTACATTTTGCCCTATATATTTTACTGCGTAGTCAACTAATTGCATAACCTTTCCACTATCAATATTAGAAAAAGAAGTCATTAAATCTTCACTCTTAACTATACTTAATTGGTCCCCTACTTCTTTATAAAATTTTTCGATTGTTTTGAGTCCAGCTGTATTCTTCAAATTAATCAACCCATATAAAAACTTATAGTCTGTCGGGTCATCTGTTGCTATATTTTCTACACCATGAGATGTCATTTTAATAATTTTAGCAATTGTGATTCTGTCTGCTTGAGTAAATCCATCTGTTGTAGGAAATAACATCTTCATTAATGTTTCATTTTCAGATAATCCATTAAAATCAATTACTAGACCGTCAGAACGATACAAATCTAATCCGGTTCCAACGTTTTCTATGGGGTTTCTACCGTCAGAAGGATTTCCAATACTGTTATTTGATGTAACAAATCCTTTGATATAGTAGGTATATAGGTCTTTAATTTTGGTTAATATTCCGCTTTCCACCATCTTTAAAGCAGTGGGAACAAGAGTCAAGTATTTCATTACCTTATTATGTTTAGAATGAGGGTCATTAATATTAATCAGATATCGCCTTAATAAATCGGCTCCTTTACCGTTACTATAAATATCGTTAAACCGGTTTCGCACCCTCATAAGTAACGGAAATAATATCATAATTGTTTGAATACTAAAATCATCATAAGAATTTTCTATCTCTATAAAAGAACTTACTTTATCAATATTATTTTTTAAAAAATTAAAATGCGGCGAAAGAGTAAAATTAACATCATTTTTAATTAGAGCTTTGCATCCTAATTTACGATTTACTTGTGTATTAAAAAAATCCATCGTTTTATTTAGGTTTTCTCTGGATATAAGTTTGTCGTCTTTAATATATCCCTTTTGAATAGCGTAATCATAAGTTGATCTCATAATCTTAAAATATTCATTATTCCACTGATTATATAAGAACAAACGATAGTTTTCATTTATAAAAGTTAGCAATTCGGGTCGTTCGTTTACTAATATATTCTTTTCATAAAGAATTTGTAAATTTTCTTCCGGGGTAAGACTAGCATCATATAACTTATTATTAGTTTTATTCACATATTCATTATTCTCACCTGATTTAGCAATCGCATCAACCTCGGTAATTTTGCTTTTGTCTAGTTCTTCCAATTTATTTGTCATAAATAATAAATTCAGCTTAACAAATGCGTCTTTATTAAGTGATGGATTTATCTTTATCATCTCAACAAGTTTCATTAATTCTTCTTTGTTGAAATATCTACTTGTTGCGGCAGTTGTTGTCTGTATTTTTGCGTTAGAATTATTACACAACAAGGCATTCGTTCTATTTGGCAAACAATAAATTGTTCTATTCTCACCATTTTCTATATTTTGTATATCAAATGGTATAAATTCCATCGTACCGTTACCTTTTTCTAGTGAGCTATTTTCTATTTTAGTTAATTCTTTGAAATATTTATTTGCCAAATTAGCAACAGTAGATAATATTGTCAATTGACCATCTTCAGATGAAAATACTTCTGACAATTTTTCCTTTTTCATTTGTCCCAAAAGTTTTGCTTCCTGTGATAAACCACCATATCTAGAATTCAAATTTTTACTATTATTGGCAATAAAACTATCAAACGTTTTTGGTAAAAAGGTGCTGACTGTAGCTTGCATCTTCGTATACCATATACTTAAATCGCGTAAAGCTAATGTATCAATCAAAGCCATATTTGACTCTTGATTTGCATTATCAATTGATTTATAAATACTTTTGTAAACCTGATTACCACCACCATATTTATTTGCGTATCGTTGTAGATTCTCAGAATCCGCTCGTGTACCACCAAAAATTTGATATATTTTTTTACAATATTTCTCATTCAAACTGGGTTTTCCATATTTACGCAATATTCTACCATAAACTTGTTCTGCATCTCCAGATGACCTACATAAATCTAAACAAATTAATGATGGACTGTAATTAAAACTAAAACCTTCTGTATGTGGTGGTGATATTATTAAACAAATTGGTTTTTTTGCGGCATGATTTTTGTCTAAATCATTCTTTAAAAATAAATAGTTAGAATCTCTTATTTCTGTTGATTGTAAACAATTCGAAATATCTTCATCAATAATTGGATAAGTATTGCCTTTACCAACTGAAAAATTCTTGTTTAATATATTTGAGTCCATTTTATTACACATCCATACATAGTTATATCCTCTAGTATTAAGATAACTAACAAATCTATACATAATTTCTTCTGTTGGTGGATAGACTAAGGGTAAATAATGTTTGTATTTAATATTTTGTCCATTTGCTGGAATCTCTTTAACATAATGGGCTTGTAAATGAAAATTGTCGTGTGGACTATAAACCATTCCACATTTTATTACAAGTAATAACTGTAATACATAATCAAATCTCTCAATAGTATTCCCATATTTAATATTAAAAAGTTCTTTGAAAGTTTTAATCGAAGTTTCTGTTTTATTGAATAATTCCACAAATGTATCATAATTATTATAATTATTTGGTCTTTCAGCTTGGTTTATTGGTTGAAGTTTTTGTACATTATAATGGAAACTGTTTTCGATATTTACTGCAACCGACGTCTTTGTCTTTTCCGGCATAGTATATTCATTTTCCTTTTCCTTGCCATTCAATGCTATTTGTAAACATTCGTTTTTGTATTTTTTTTTGTCAAATTCCTGACTAGGTTTCTCCGATATAGAGTAAAACTCTTTTTTGTTTTTTACGAAGTTGTCCAATAAAAGGGTTCTGTCTTTATCTTCAATAGAGAGTTTTTCTGTATTTTTATCAACACTGGAAATTGTATTACCTCTTTTTTTAGGTATAATTATATCCAAGATATATGATAAAGATGTGCTTTGAATTGCGTATTTATTTGTTTCATCAATTGCAATTTTTTCTTTCCACCAAGCCATATCTTTTGTATCTGTTACTGTTGTCACAGTTTCGGTCGGTTCAACTGAATTTTTTTTGTATAACTCAATTAAATTTTTAAAATCGTCATTGTATTTTGAATTGTAGCAACCGGCTATGTTGTTAAGTTCAAATAATTGTTCACTATTCAACGCTACATTCAATCTAAATGTCTTACTAAATATTTCTAATTGGTCGGGTGTATATGGTATCAATATTTGATCTACAAATTTTTCCGGAAAGGCAAATGTGTTTCCATCAGCATTTACTTTTCCAGAAATTAGTGGAAATTCTAGTTGACCTCCAAGTTTGAGATTATATTTGTAAAATTTATCTTCATCAATTGGTAATTGTTCATAATCATAATTATATATAGAAATGAAGGGGGTTGTATGTTTTATTACTGCATCTGAATCAACTGCAAAAAGATATTCTAAAGTACCCATTATTGCAGTTGATGCAATATTTACAAGAGATATAGCTAATTCAATTGTCATCGCTGGAATGCTGATTAACAAATCAAATAGTGCTTTTAACGTACTTCGTATCATGCCGGGTATGTCAAGTTTACCGCCGGCATCACGCATAATTTTGTCAAGTACATCACCAACGGATGAGAATAAATATTGAACGGCCTCTGAAGAATTTGTTAATGTGGTAATTAATGCATCTTCTTCCGCTCCTCCTCGCTGTTTTCTTCCACCCGTTTGTTGCGCCTTCGATTTCAACGTACAAGTACAATCCAAATCATCTAATTTAAATGTCGTTCCGCTTGTCTTATTTGTCTTACTTGTTGGAAGAACTCTTTTCAATTGATTTAATGCAGTTGCTGCAGCACTTAAACCTACAAAGGCTGTCTGTGCCTGTGCAGCCGACTTAATTAAATCTTTATCAAATCCAAATTCTTTACTCATGGCTTTCGTAGAAGTTATAATTGATTTGAGTTTATTATCAATAGTATTTTCTTTGTTATATGCTATATCAATCAAATTATTTGCATATTCTTCGAATCTACTACTGCCTTCTTTCTTTTCAAGACCTGATAAGAAATATGTACATACACCACTAGATAATGCCGCCTCTGAAAGAGAGTTCTTAATGTCTCCTGGTTTGAAATTTGCTACGTGTTGTCCTAGACTACCAATTATAAATGATACCCCAGTAGCTCCAGTAGCTGCTGCGGTTGTGCCTTTCAATAATCCAGATGCACTTTCTAAATACATTTTTCCTGCTGCGGCCATTATATCATTCGTACCAACTTCAGAGTTAGAATCACTTTCGATACCTAAGGTTTTTTTATTGTTCAAAGATGTTACACGTTTAACTGAGCCAAACATATCATACGCAAATGACGTGAACCAAATTTTATAATCCTTTGTTGTTTTCCAAGCTCCTTCTTTTTCTAATGGTTTGAATAACGCATTCCCACCTTTACCAATAACATCTTGACAAAAATTGATTAAATTGCTTTGATTTATCTCTGGATTATTCAAAAACCATATGATATCAATAATGTCGTTATCTGATTTTTGAAACGGGGTTCCTGTTAAAAATATTGCTTGGTCTGTTTTTTTGACTATTTCAAGAAATCGGTTATCTGTTAACGCATTTCCTTTTCTACTATTATTCATTAAATTTTCGGTTAAACTGAGCATATTATTTATCAATAAATGTATCGGAGTTGTCGCATATGTATTCAAAAAATCATAAATAGAATCTTGAATAGTGTTGTCTGTTACTTGACCTGCAAATGTTAAAACATTTAGTGTACTACTTAATGCAGACGAAACCATAAATTTACTTGAAAAAAACTGCTTTATAGTATAATTCAATAATTCTTGTTGTGGATAAGTTAAATTGAACTCTGATTCTTGTTTAAGTAATGATGTTAGAGAATCAATAAATGTTTGAGGTTCAGATAACTTAGTCAAATTTAAAAGGTTTCTAATTAAACCAATCATATTATCTGCTGAACTTAATCCATTTAATATAGGAACAATTATAAGTTGATTTTCCGGTTCAAGAATATCTTTTATGAAATTTTGTATTTTGTCTTTTGTTGATGTAGACACTCTTATCAATAATTGTAAAAAGAATGGCAAATATTGTTCGTTATTTTCAATCAATTCCACATCGTCAGGCTCGATCACTATTTTCTGTTGATTTTCACAATCCAAATCATATTTTTTATATTCACGTACTGGTTTCAACGAATTCGTTAAAAACCGATGAGCCTCATCACATATCATAACAATTGGTATGTGTTTTTCTGTTTCTTTTGCCTTATTTTTGTCGGCTACTATCTCATTCATTAAACTATCTAATGCATAATATCCATTTTCGCTAAATAATTGGTCGTAATCAATACCTATAAAATTAGCATAATATTTTTTATTTTTACCTTTTTTGTCTTTACCACCAGCTAATAATACTGCGTCACATCGATCTACAATAACAGGAGCGTCACTAGTTTTTCCGGTAATTTCTTGATTATATTTAACAAAATTATAAGTATAACAACCCATGAATTTACTATCTCCCATAAAAGATGATTGCAATATTCCTTGAGGTGCATGTATTAATATTTTTAATGGATATTTTTCATCCATATTGTCATCAGTAAAATGTGAAAATGCTATCGATAACGATGTTATTGTCTTTCCTGTTCCTACTCCGTGAAACAAAAAACACGCTTTATCTTTTGGATCTCTGAATTTTGTAAATCTATTTACAGTAATATATTGTCTTGCGTCAAGTTTGAAATCTTCCCTGAGTGCAAATACTTCTTCTTCTAATATTTCGTCATAACTATCATTAATTTCTGTTAATTTATTTGACCAACAGTAATTGCCATATTTGTCTGTCAAAATATTTGTGGTTATTTTTTCATTACTATAATCTTTAATAGTAATTTCTTCAGTATAAAGCGAAGTTATTTGTTTTAAGATATAGTAGAAAAATGCCAATAATTTATTTTTATTTTTCTCATTCAGATATTTTGTAAATATGGTATTATAACTATTACCTTTTAAAACATTCAAAAAATTAATAACATGTTCGTTTGTAAGTATTTTATAAAATGTATTCAAATCTGGATTTTTTTCTAATAATGTGTTTATTATAATGTTTGCAATTTTGTATTTTAAAAAATCAGGAACTGAGTTTATAGAAAATCCACCATTCAATAAATTGGTATTATCTGCTTCTGCTTCTACTGCTTTTGCTTCTGTTGTTGCTTGTGTTGTTGCTTCTGCTGCTGTTGGTGTTGCTGCTTCTGTTGTTTCTGGGGTTGCTTCTGCTGCGGTTGCTTCTGCTGCGGTTGCTGTTATAAGTTTGTCTAACGATGTCTTAATAGTATCATTTTTTTCAGACGGCGTAATTGATGCTTCAAAGGTTTCCTTGGTTTCATCGGTTTCATCTTTCATATTTAACCATTCTGTTAAAACATCAGGAGTTAAAAATTTAATTATATCACCCTTTTTATTAACAAAACTATTAATAACTAATATAATATGTTTCACTTGTAATATATGAGGTTCTAACCAAAAATTTCCACTAGATACAGATATTATTTTTTTAAAAAGATCTATGAAGTCTTTTCGTTCGGGCGTTTTAGATTTTAATTTAAAAAATTTTTTGATTGCATCATCATCACCGTTCGGACCAAAAATTTTTTCGCAATTTATAAATTGTAAATAGTATTTTGTTGCTGTTTCTAATATTTTCTCTTGCACTTTGATACACGTATCCAAAAAAACCTTGTTTTTTTGAAATCTTTCATCGTTTCGGTCAATAATTTTTTGTTTTTTATCGGTTTCATTTTTTTCTGGGAAAAAATAAACCCCAAGACCATTAAGTTTGGCTGCGCAATCTTTAGATTCTTTAAACCACTCAATTCCTCTTGCATCATTTTTCTGTCTTTCAATCAAATTCAATTCATCCTTACTGGCACATGAGTTTCCAAGGGATGTTTCGTTAGCAGTTATCAAATCTTTCTTTTCGTTATTAAGACTAGCTATAGTGAATGGGTCAACTTCTTTTGATAGGCTATATATTTTATTAAACCAATATATCTTGTATGTTTCTATATCGTCTTTTTTTGCTACAATAATAATAATATCCTCCTTTTTAATTGGTTTACCTTCCTCACCTAATATATCTACAACTAAATATTCTCCTTCTGGAGTACTACCGGCGGGGAAATTATCTTTTACCAAGTCATTTAGTGTTATATCGCCTTTATTACTTTTGTAAACTATTACATCGTGTTTTATTAATTTTCCGATTTGACATTCATTATTCCATTTGATTAATGTATTACCGTCACGTTTATCAGTACCGCCTGTTAATTTATGGGGTTGATTAATATCACTTTCTTGATAAAATTTTTGATAGTTTTGATATTCTAGATGTGAATTTCTATAAGCACCAAAATTGTCTGTTTTAACTTCACCTTTCCTCGCAATCGCAGTACTTGAATACCATCTATTTAATTTGGATACCTTTTCATTATAAGCGTTTTGTTCTTCTAATAAAAGATTTTGCTGTTCTGGTGATAACTTAGCGGTATCTTCTTGAGTTAAATATTTTGCTTTTAGTGATTCATAACTTGCACCCAGTTCCGTTTCAAGTCTTTTTCGTTCATCTTCAAGTCTTTTTTGTTCTTCTGCCACAATTCTTTTTTCTTCTTCAATCTTTGCTGTCTCCTCTTGCTCAATTCGTTTTTTTTCTGCTTCTTGTTCTTGTCGCCGTTTTATTTCATTTTCCTCATTCTTTCTATCCCGTTCTTCAGTTCTTTTGCTTTCAGCATCCTTTACGGCTTTTTCTTTTTGCATTTTCTTCCATTCACTATAAGCAGCATTTTCCTCGTTTGTGCTACTTATTCCCTTACCATAGTCGAACTCCCAAAGTTTACCATTTTTATCTGTAAACTTGATATGTTCAACATTGGGTAAACCGCTTAAATCGACTGGGTTTTCCCCTTGGTGAAGTGCGGTTAGATTAGCCTTTGCCCTTTTTGCAACTTTAGTAGCAGTATAATTTGAACTTTTTATACTCTCTTCAAATCGTAATCGCTCGTACTCTTTTTTTTGTTCATCCGTATCTAAACGCAATAACCTATATTTACTATTTAAATATTCTGTTGCCTCTTTATATATTTTTTTTTGTTCTTCCGTAAAATTTCCTTTCTTCCAATTTGGTAGAGGAGGATCATTATCAACATCATTTGGGTTAAATATCTTATTGACCGGGATGTATCGCGTACTTTCATTAATTTCAACTTCTGGAACATTACTATCTTGTTCGTTTTCTGGAACATTACTATCTTGTTCGTTGCCTGTTCCAAACAGGTTATTAAAAAACCTACTCATTATATATAATATATATATATATATATATATATATATTATATTGAAAACGCGTCTAAATAAAAATTTTATAGAATTGGCCAAACTCCGATTCTAGAAGCGCTCGGTCCAAATCCAAGTGCATGATTTCTACGATTCAATCGTTTTTTTCTTCTTAATTCGCGTTTCGTGGGATGAATTTGTTTATTCTCTGCTACGTCGTTTTTTTTTTGAGTTATTTCACTGTTCATTTTATATATGAAAACTTGAATATTATTTATATAGTTTATTTATAAATTGTACTTTGTATTTTACTAAATTAACATATAAAAATATTTATATTATCATAATATAAATGACCGTTATCAATAATATCGAAATTGACAATATCCAATATAATCGAAATTTAATCAAAGAAGCCATAAACAACAACGAACCTATCGACGATAAACTCCATGTTGTTATCGTGATTTCGAATCCATGTCTATTCGCAAGACGATACATTTTAACCCGCGAATTCATACAAAGAATGGAACTAGAAGAAACCGATATAGAATTATATGTTGTAGAGCTTGCTTATAAAAACCAAAGATTCATAATAACTGACTCAAAAAATCCACATCATCTACAACTAAGAACGGAAACCCCCATTTGGCATAAAGAAAATATGATTAATCTAGGCGTTCGTAACTTATTGCCAAAAGATTGGAAAGCATTTGCGTGGATTGATGCGGATATCGAGTTCGAAAGTCCAACATGGGCAAAAGATACGCTTAAGGTTCTCAACGGAACAAAAGATGTAGTCCAATTATTTAGTCACTGTGTAGATATGGATGAGAAAGGCGAAACTATGAATTTATTCTCTAGTTTTGGAAATCAATATATAAAGGGCATGCCATATACAAGTAGACCATTAAACTATTGGCACCCCGGTTATGCCTGGGCTTGTACACGAAAGGCATATGAAAAAATGGGTGGATTATATGAACCAGCTATATTAGGGTCATCCGATAATATAATGTCGCTAAGTTTTATTAACCGCGGGTTAAAAGGAATTAATGAAAATTCGACAGATGATTATAAAAAAACCATATATGAATTTCAAAAACGGGTTCGTAATCTCCGGTTAGGTTATGTTCCAGGTGTTATTCGACACTATTTTCATGGGTCTAAAAAAAATCGCAAATATGCTGACCGATGGCAGATTTTATTAAAATACAATTATTCGCCGCTACAACATATAACTAAAGATAAAAATGGACTCTTGATACCATCAAAGAGTTGTCCAAAAGAAATGTTAGATGAAATTATGGTTTACTTTAAAGAGCGAAATGAGGATGAGTTCTATGAAGAACCAAAGCCAACAAATTTGTCAAATAAATTGGTGGAGCCAAAAAACCCCTTTTTATCAAACAAATTAGAGATTGAAAAACCGAAATCTCGCACATTTTTCCAAGCATTTGTGTATTCATTCCGACGAATTTTCAAATAAGTCATTTTTGTATAAATTCGTATATACTGTTTTTTTTACTATTTTTAATAAAAACTTCGAATAATCGAGCCTTAATTTGATTATTATAATATAAATTCGTATATGGACTACGAACATTAAATAATCGAATGAAATCTACCTGCATTATATTGTCATAATTAACACCATTTATAGTATCATTCGATAATGTAATAGGAATACCATCCAAATCATATAACAAGTCAGATATTATCACCATGAACCGTTTTTTTACTTCTGTTTTCAACCAATCTCGCAATCCACGCATAGAATATAGAACCCCCTCTATTTTGATTGTATTATTTGTTGTTAATATGTCATGTGTAATTATACATAGTTTTTTCCCTTGATTGTTCTTTGCATTCGGTGTTATCTCTTCCTTTATATTATTTATAAGTTCATATGACATTATATATAAATATTATAACAATAAAAATTTATTTATCTGACATAGGTAAAAATAAATTATTTACTTTGTTTTTCCAGAAGCCAAACTCATTATGTTTTCCATAATTACCGAAACATCCGCTCTCAAATATATCGGGTTCTAACAAAACAACTACGCTTTTATTATCAAAAATTGTGTAACACCGCGAAACCATACTAGGTCCAGTAGTTGAATAAACATAAGTATATTCCTTGTCTGTATCTGGACTATTGATATATGCGTTTTTAATAGTTTCATTATCAACATTTTTATTCACTATATTATCGATAATATGTTTTAAAAATGGGTGGTTTTTTGGTGAATAAAATGCATAATTTCCCAAGGAAAACCCGCCATCTTCGGTTTTATATTCGATTGGAAAATAACACTTCGATAAATCTAAATCAGTAAGGGGGGTGTTTATTTCTACATCTATGTCTAAATATATACCGCCATAATGATAAACTGCTAAATAGCGAAAAAAATCAATCTGTTGTATTTTATACTTGAAACTGATAAAAGTATCGAGATATTCTGGAAACTGTGTTTTAATAAATCGAATTATATCTTCATCTGTAAAAAATAGATGGTTGCAGTTTTTATTGACAGATAACGTTTTTTCAACTAATGGAATACAAATGGGAGGTACGCCTAATTCTTTCCAGGTTTGTATAATATTCATAATAAAGAACGCCAATATTTTATATTTTCACTTTGAACATATTGAAAAATTGAAATAAAAAGAAGAATATATTTTATTGGATATCAACATACAATATACAACAATCATGGACTTAGCTCAGAATAAACTTACCAAAGAGGAATGGATGACAATAGAGGTTTCTGTTACGGAATCTGAGAAGCAAATCATCAATTTGATAATAAATGGGTTTAATGACGTAAATTTTCGTACAAATGAAAACATCTCTATGTTTTCCTTTGTAAAAATAGAACAAACACCGGAAACAGAATATTTAATATACAAAAAATATTTCCAAGAACCTATCCAAGAAATGATAAAAAAATATTGTAAAAATACACCCATCGTAAATTTCAAAGATATCCTTAGCGGTGGAGAACTAAAACCATTAAAAAGTGCGGATTTGATTCGCATACAAAATTTGGAATCAAATATAAAAGAGAATAAAAAGCGTATATTCGAGTTTCTTATGTTAGATTTATGCTGTGAATTAGTAAAGAGATTGTCAAAACAGAAGAAATATGCATTTTATTTGTACACTATTTTACAATTAAAAAAAACGTCTATTAAAAATGTCAACAAACATCTATGTTCATTTTTGGAAGTCGTTCTAACTTATGCTAACAGTTTGACCAAAACTAGTGAAATTATATCAAATGCGTATGATTTTATTGAAAAAAACAAATATCTATTAAAATACGAGGACCGGGTTCTCTTCCCCCATCAAAAAGAATTGTTTACTGTATGCCGTTCCCCTAAATCTAAATTGGTTTTATATACAGCACCGACCGGAACTGGTAAAACTTTATCGCCAATAGGACTATCTGAGAAAAGCCGGGTTATTTTCGTATGTGTCGCTCGTCATATCGGTCTTGCGCTGGCAAAATCCGCGATTTCAGTAGAAAAGAAGGTTGCATTCGCTTTCGGTTGTACGACGGCGTCAGATATCCGCCTTCATTATTTCTCAGCTATTAACTATACTCGAAATAAGCGTTCTGGTGGTATTGGAAAAGTGGATAACAGTCAGGGACAGAATGTAGAAATTATGATTTGTGATCTGCAATCATATATAACTGCGATGCACTATATGTTAGCATTTAATCAAGCAGATGATATCATTACGTTTTGGGATGAACCTACGATTACTCTTGATTATGAGGAGCACGCACTACACAAAATTATTCATGAAAACTGGGATAAAAACAAAATACCAACGATGGTTTTATCATGTGCGACTTTACCTTCGGAAGATGAACTACAACCGATTTTCCGCGATTTCCGTTCTAAATTTGATGGAGCAGAAATACACACGATTACCAGTTTCGATTGTCGTAAATCTATCCCAATTTTGAATAAAAATGGAGAGAATGTTTTACCACATTATCTTTATTCCAATTATGCGGATTTGATAAATTGCGCAAGATATTGTGAGCAGAATAAAACCCTGTTACGGTATTTTGATTTGCGTGAAATCATACGATTTGTTCAATATGTAGATGAAAATAAATTTATTGACGAATCGTATTCCATTAATAATTATTTCGATGGAAATATTACGGAAATAACGATGAACAAATTGAAAGAATATTATTTGACGGCTTTATTACACTTGGATTCTGAGAAATGGGAACAAATATACCAAACTATGACTATTACAAGAAAACGCAAATATGGCGAAACGGGTATTTTCAAATCTACCAGTATGGAACAACAAACAAAATCTATTGGCGGTGGCCCGCTTTCAAGAACCGCGAGTATTTCTGGAGTAAAACAGAATCCGATAAGTAAGGAAAACCCGGCTTCTGGTATTCTTTTAACTACATCGGATGCGTATACATTAACAGATGGACCAACTATATTCTTGACAGAAGACGTCAATAAAATCGGCACCTTTTACATTCAACAATCAAATATTGCTTCAAGTGTATTTACGAATATATTATCCAAAATAATCAATAATGCGGACATAATAAAACGGATTGAATATCTAGAAGGCGAAATAGAAACAAAAGAATCTAAAACCACTACTAATTCTGACGGAGATAAAGAGAAAACTCATGCTAGAGAAAGTGGTCGACTCTGTAAAGAATCACAGGCATGGATGGACGAAATTAACAAACTTCGCAAAGAAATAAAGTTGGTTTCTCTAGACTCGCAATTTGTTCCTAATACTAAACAGCATCAAGAATTATGGACACCTACTCGCGAAGTTTACGAAAGCGCATTTGTTGCGAGTATAGGCGAAGAAATGGCGAAGGAAATTATGATGTTGAAAATAGAAAACAATCTTAAGGTTTTGTTGTTATTAGGAATTGGTATGTTCTCACATACTATTACAAACGCGCGATATTTGGAAATAATGAAGACGCTAGCCGATGAGCAGCGATTATTTATTATTATAGCATCTACTGATTATATTTATGGAACGAACTATCAGTTTTGCCATGGGTTTATTGGGAAGGATTTGACAAAGATGACACAGCAAAAAACATTACAAGCGATGGGGCGGATTGGTCGAAATAATATTCAACAAGATTATACGATTCGTTTTCGCGATGATAATATGATTACGCAGTTGTTCCAAAAACAAGAGGATAATTTAGAAGCTAGAAACATGTGTGCTCTGTTTTGCTCTGATGATTAGAAATAGAATTTGTAGTAGTATCTTGTATTTGTATAGTAATATTTTATCGGTGTATATTTATCGGTGTATAATATGTTTATTTTTTTCGTTGAATTATATATATAATATATGAAAAGTAAAGCAAAAAAGAGAAATAAAGGACGAAGAACAATTAAACGTCGACAAAAAAAGATTTTTGGAGGGAATGAAGAGTTAAGAGTTTTTGAGTCTGAATTGCGAAAATTAGTCGATACTATAGAACAAAAAATAGATGAAACCCCAGAATACAGAGACAACCCTGACGCAAGATTATATTCAACCGAAACTGATAATATACAGAAATTGTTTAGAGATAATTTGAAATACATAAATGAACCAGTAGTATCTCATATTATTTATAGTATATCGGACCAGACAGCCAAGCATGCGCTTATTTATATATACCACGATGTTATTGAAGAACATGAATATGACAACATAAACGTTGAAGAACCTGTGACTTCTCTACCAATCAAAACAGAAGAAATTACACGAGCACCATCACCTCCACAAATTGTGCCACCAACCACCGAACAATTGATAGAAACGACACCAGAATTAGAAACCATAACATATTGGACAGGATTAATTGATAAAATTGAAAAAGAGGCGCATGATGCATCTCAGGCAAAATACAGAAGTGAAGTTCCAAAAATTCCATATGTCGACGTTCAAATGCAAAACTCTTTAGAACATTTTAAAATTCTAATAAAACAGCTAGTAGTTGAAAATCGCGTTCCTGTTTGTGATATTTTAAAGCATTTCGCTAGATTTTACAATACTAATGAGGATTTTGATACGAATTACTCTCAAGCCACTTGTTTAGTCATGTTAATGATAGGCTATTTAACTGACATTTTATTAAAATCAAATACATGTTTAGTAGTTTTAAAGGGAGGAAAGGCTATGCAATTTTATGTTCCAATACCAAGTAATGATATTGATATAGTTATAGCACCAAAAGACGGAACGTTGGATGATAGTGAAATAGAAATAATAGGAAATCACATCGCTAACTTTATTATATGGATTTTATCTTTTGTATACCCTACTATCAATTTATCAAAACTTTCAAAGGGAGATGGAGAATCAAAAATAATAAAATTAAGTATAAATAAAGGGACTGGTTTCTTGCCTATTGTAGATATTGGGTTAGGTTATAATAGTTCACCTGAAAAAATAAAAGAATTATTAAATATAAAATACCCCACGGGTTTATCATTACAATCAAAGATGTCATTTAAACCAGAAGAACTTGAATTCTTAAAGACATACAAATTTAATGAAAATTATCATTTTATGGTTCTCGGGCGACAATCGATTATAACAGAAAAATTATTTTATATATCGAAATATTTGGAAACGTTCAATTGTATTTATCGCGATGCCAATACTAATTTTTTAAAAAAGGCCTACCATGGTCTAGTATTTTTTATAACCCAATTAATTGCCGTAAATCTAAATATAGAGCCACATAAACAAGTTGGCATGCTTATTAAATGTATTAAATATTTATACCCAGATTATAAAATTAAAAAACGAGGGAAGGAACCACATAGTTTGACAGAGATTTTAGAAAATTATACTCATGGACTCTTTGTAAATAAATGGTTAGTTTGGGATTCACAACAATTTATAGGTTTATTTCCCGACATAGAAGTAATGTGTATGCCAGATAATACAGAAATAAAATTACCAAATTGGGGTAATAGATATACGACTGTTGGTATAAAATTTAGAGGACAGGTTCCAAAACTTACTCTGCCAACATCGTATAAATATCGATAAATAATAAATAAAAATACTTGGTCATATTATAATAATGGTAAAAACTAAATTGACCAAGTTATTGTTTAACATTAACATAATACTATTATTATCGTTGATAGTATTAAGTTTAGGGTTATATGCTTACAGAACAAATATATACGAAGGTCTTACAAAAGAAGATATACGCGCAAAAGCGAATGAAAAAAACGCAAAACTTTTAGGTGCTTCTCAACCAAAAAGTATGGTTTTACCCAAGAATTTTGATATTTTATTAGCAGACTCAACTACCTACGATGAAGAAGAAATTAAATCGAGAAATACTTTTTCTTCAAAAAATCCTGGTGCATCTTACTCTATTTCATCAACATCGGAAGAAATGCCAAACCAAAATACAGTACCCCAGCCATTCGGTTTAGGTGAAACAAAAACAGTCACAATACCCCTGGAAACATCCAAATTTAATGACTATATAGCTATCGCACCTGATGCAAAAAGCGCGTTTCCTCCAAGTTTTACACTCACTATAACAAATAAAGAATCTGAAAATGGAATGCAAATATGGTTGTGGGGTTCTATGCCGTCTAGGGGTTCTGTTCCTACTAATGGAATAATTGGTTCTGATAATTTAAATAAAACGCCATATGTTGCTAGTGCGTTTTTAACAGACCCTGCTAATGGATTAACGATAGCTGGAGTAAATATTGGAAATAATGCATTAAATATAGTAGGCGATAATATAATATATGATAAAAACTTCAAAAATATTGGAACTGTGTCATCGAATGAAAGTTCCATAACAGTAAATTGCACGAATTCAAAAGGAATTACTGGAATATTAATTTATTTGGGATTCGCTGATAAAACTTTGTGATTTTCCAGAGACGCTTTTTATTTCAAACAAAAAGCATAACTTATTCAAAAATTTTGTATAATTTTGTTTGATTTTTGAAAAGCCATTAATCTCTATTCGTGGACGAATGAAATTCGTCCGTGAAAGAGATAGCAGCTAACCACGTTTTTGTATCCTTTTGGATACAAAAACATGGATAGACCTTAAATATATATTTATAATATATATGGCATTAAATTTAAGCGGTCAAGATTTATCTGGTCCATTATTTACAGAGTATAGAACCCAAAATTTGGTAAAAGCAGATTTAAAAAATACCATTTTAGTTAAATCAGTTTTAAGTGAATTAGATTTACGTGAAGCAGATTTAACTGGAGCAAATTTATACGAAGCAAATTTAATCGGGGCAAATTTAGAAGAAGCAAATTTAGAAGGGGCAAATTTAACCGGAGCAATTTTAAAAGGGGCAACATTAAATTTGTCAGATTTACATGGAGCAGATTTAACTGGAGCAAATTTAGAAGGAGCAGATTTAACTGGAGCAAATTTAGAAGGAGCAATTTTAGAAGGAGCAGATTTAACTGGAGCAAATTTAGAAGGAGCAATTTTAGAAAGGGCAGATTTAACTAGAGCAAATTTAACTGGAGCAAATTTAAGAGAGTCATATTTACTTGGAGCAAATTTAACTGGAGCAAATTTATACGAAGCAGATTTAAGTGAGTCATATTTACGTAGAGCAAATTTAGAATTGGCAAATTTAGAAGGGGCAAATTTAGAAGGGGCATATTTACGTGAAGCAGGTTTAGAAGGGGCAGATTTATACGAAGCAAATTTAACTGGAGCAGATTTAACTGGAGCAATTTTAGAAGGGGCATATTTAAAAGGAGCAGATTTAACTGGAGCAATTTTAGAAGAGGCAAATTTAACCGGAGCAATTTTAGACGGGGCAAATTTAACCGGAGCAATTTTAGAAGGGGCAAATTTAACCGGAGCGGATTTAGAAGAGGCAAATTTAACTGGTGTAATTGGGTATACTCCGAACCAAGAAACATCAAATGAACCTATATCTCCCGCCTACCCTCCTCCCTCTTTTCCTTCCACCCCATTATCATCATCCCCCCCTCCAGCTCCAGCTCCAGAATTACATGAACCTATATCTCCAGAATTACAACAACTTATGAATAATATTAAAGTTTTTGATATTATTATGGGTGATGATGTAACCGCAACTGAATTCTTTGACGAAAATAACGGGAAACAACCTTATATAATTAAAAATAGTCAAGGATTATTTACTGGAGCCGCATTAGGTTGGCCTGCGCCATCTTCAAGTGGTAATGAATTCATAGAATGCTCAGATGATACACCTGTGGTTTGGAATGGTAATTCTTATAGTAAATATATAAAACCAAACGCAAGAAAATTTATAAAAATAATAATATCAGGAAGTCCAACTATGGTAGTTAAACCAGATTGGTATGACAGTAAACAAATACCAGGTACTAAATTTTTCCAATTAGTAGATACAAAGGAAAAGGTTTTTAAGTTTATGACAACCGTTTTAGCAAGTCAAAATCTGCCTTCAGACTTTACTGCGTTGGGTTCAGACCATTGTAATCAAACATCTCCCTTAGGTACATATAAGTTAGAACCAATAACAATAGAAGAACTAAAACAATACGCAACAAATTTCGGTGGTAAAAATAAACGA